TGGTATCAGAGCAAGGTTAGTTCTTATGGCTTTTATGGGGTAAAATTTTTAGATAGGGGCCAAGAGGCTCTGCAATGCTTGTTATAAACAACTACCTGTGCAAATGTTATGATTTAATAAGTCGAATAGCCTGAACACTACAAGGAACTAGGGAAACCAGGATACTTCCAATCATCCTGACTTGTTCAAGGAGAGAAAACTCGCCCAAAAACCAAAAGGCTTAAAGACCAAAGTACCCGTCAGGCAAGAGGCCATTAAGGGGAAGCGGTTGCGGCTGAGGTTATTTGGGGTATGACATATATCTCCTTATGACAAATCTTTAAGATACAGGAAGAAGCCTGGTAGTACCTTTTTCTAAATAGAACTTTAAGGCTAGTAAGACGTAAGAATCTAAGACATCACTAGAACTGGGTAGAAGTTTGGAAACAAGTATTGAATCCTCAAAGGTACCCCTATCTGTTTTAATTCTGAAAAGCCAGGAACTAGATTTTCGCTCTGTTTATGACCTCTGAATCTGAGTGGGAACAGAAATTTCTCGCTTGGAAAAATTCTCATACTGGTATTGAAGCTGACCAATCATTGATAACCAGCTCCAAACCCAGTAATTCAGACCTAAATCACAATATTCGTATTACATGCTATAGATCAGATCTTGGATACAAAGTGTTACTAACCTCGCAGGAAAAGGCAAAGGCACACAGAAGTGAGTTGTTCTCTCTAACAAGAGAGCACAATCTCGCTCATCAACGAAGCCTAAAGAAGATCGGTGAAAAGGCTGAAGAGGCATTAAAAATATCTCGGGCCCAGCGCTCTGAGATTCAAGGACTTAAGGCTCAACTGGACGTCATCTCTGAAGAGCTTAAAGCTCTCAGGAGAGACTATCTGGAGCGAAGACCTCTTAACAAGAAGGACGTAGAACAGCTGGTTCTACAAATAATTGAGCAGCCAAAGTTTATTGAAAAACAAACAGAAGCTCTGCTAGAAGAAGTATCTAAACTAGTAATATCTGTCAAGAAAGAAGTTGGACAAGTGCAGCATATGCTTGACCTCATGAGAGGATGAGTGTATCCAACACTGAGTATACTGAGGCACTCAAGAAAACTAAAACCCTGTTTGGTGATCAAAGTACTGGGTTTGTCACAGAAAACCCATCTCAGACTACTACAGCCAAGCAGCTCAACACCATTATCCAGTTGCTAATACAAGTCCATACAAAGCTTGGTGTATTAGAAGATCAGCTGAGCAAAGTTAAAGCAAAGGTAGACTCCCCTCCTTCATCATCGGGAAAAGACTACCTAGCAGACCTTGAAGACATCACCAAGAAGCTTTCAGAGTTAAAAGTGAAAAAGGCGGAACCAAGTAAAGGAACTCTCAAAATCCTCAAGAAATTTTAAATGGCCTTCCAAGGAACAAGAAGACGTCTGGGGACTGGATCCACTACAGTCCTGGAAGACAACTCAGTTCTTGCTGATCAAATTAGGGACTACAGCAGAGGACAAAGGATTAAGCATGAGATGCAGAACATTGTAGCAAGGCCAACTGCTCTCTTCAAAAGAATCACTGGAGGAAGCGCCTCGGAAAAGACGCTTGAAATGATACTTGACCCTGAAGCTGAGCTAGAAAAATCCATGAAAAGAAGGGCCAAAGCATTCCCAGCAGAAGTAGTATATGCACCAAGATACGACAACAAGCTCCACAAAGTCTTCCAAGGAAGATCAAGCCAAGATATTATGGTAGTTGATGACAATCAATTGGATATGACATTCATCAAAGAAGAAACCTTTGAACAGCTGGAAAGGGCTGGACTAAGGTACATACACATTGGAGCTTTACAAGTAAGAATACAACCCTTACATCAAAAGTGGTATGGAACGATGGCTTTCTTAGCATTCCAAGACACAAGAAGCCAGCCGGCTAAAGTAATAGCCGCAATGGAAATTGATCTTAGCAAAGGAGCCCAGATGGTATATATTACACCAGATTTTATGACCACAATTGGAGACTTCTATCAAGGGATCCAATTATCCATCAAGACCAAGGGCTATATCAACTGGCGTGGTGAAGCAAATCTTCACCTAGAAAGAATGATAACGGCTAGGCTGTCCAGTACATCAAATACTGGATTCGAAATTAAGATTGATAAGGTGGTACAATACATGAAGACCAATGGAATTCAGGCAATAGAAGCACAAAAGGAATCCATCAAGAAATACCAAGGCGCGGAATGGAATATCAAGCCCATCAAGGTAGAAGTTACCATGAAGCCAAAATCCATGATAGTGCAAGATGAGTATGACAACTCAAAATCTTTCAAATTTGGTAATTACCAAGCCACCAGCAATACCCCAGCCCCGGAATACAACAGCGAAGATGAAATCATCCAAGAAGAAGTCAGAATGGCACTCTGTGATTCTGACAGTGATAGTGAGACTGATGATCCTCAATCAGCCATTTACCAGATTGAGCAATATCTTGCTACCCTTTCCCCCCAGGAGGAGGGAGGAGATTGTGTTTCTGCCGCAAGGAGTAGAAATACAGAGTGTGCTGAACAAGATGAAGAGGAGGCAATCATCAATGCCTTCTTGAAACTTACAGCTGAGGAAGAAGTCCTAAGAATTGAGGACGAGGAAGACTGTGAGTACCCTGCAATCAAAAGATTAGAAGAACTATTGAAGCAGGAAACAGTACAAATGTCAGAAGCATCATCTGCTATTATTCCAGCAGAGGTGGATATGGAGGGCAATCTGCCAGGATACGCCCCAGCAACAACGGCAACAGGTTGGTCTGATTACAACCCAAAAATAAACAGAATAGGAGGAACATCCAGCAAGTGGAATAATCAGACAAATTACTGGAACCTGCCCAATGCAAATGCAGTCAATGGATCTATGCTAATCCTATGCTATGGAAAGAATTCAGAAATCTTTGAAAGATGGGAATCATCAACACTGAATTATATGGCTGCACAAAACATTTCAGGAGGAGAAGAAAAGATCAGCAGAATTGAAAATCTGCTAGGTGAATCTGAAAAGAGAACATTCATTGGATGGCGTACAGCTTTTCCAACAGACTTTGAGGCACTAAAAAATCAAGCAATAGGTACTAATGGTACTCAGAATGTGATCTCTCAGGTAAGAAGAATTCTGCTAGGAGACAGTCCAAAACAAGGGACAACAGCAACCCAGGATGCTGCATACAAGAAGATAAAATCATTGGTATGCACAGAATTATCCTACCCAGCAATTATGAGATATATGGTGGGATATTTTCATTTAGCATCCAAGTCAGGAAGAATGTGGACATCAAATGAATTATCAGATGAATTCTTCACCAAGCTGCCAGATGAAATAGCTGATTCAGCCAAAACAGCCTTTAACAAGAAGTTCCCAGGTACGGCAATACATATCCCAGCTAGAATAGAATTTACATACAATTATCTGGAAGAAATCTGCACAGAAAATAACAAGCAGAGAAAACTTGGGAAATTAAATTTCTGCAAAGGATTCCCAGTGGTCAATCCAATGACCAGGAAATACAAATCTTTGGGAACAAGAAGAACAACCACTTACAAGGGAAAACCACACAAGACGCATGCAAGAATAGATAAGAAGAAATATCTGCAAGGAAGAAAGAAGGATTGCAGATGTTATGTGTGTGGAGAGGAGGGCCACTTTGCAAAAGAATGCAGGTCCAAGAAAAGGATTCAGGAAAGAGTAAATATTGTCCAAGAACTTGATATACCAGATGGTTATGACATTATATCCGTAGGATATGATGAAAAATCCATTGAAGATATATATAGTATATCTGAAGGAGAAGATAACCAAGCACACCTTGGACGAGATGAAGAACAATTGCCAGAAGTACCAACAACATGGGAAGATTGGGATAGCTATTACAAGAAGGAATTTTTAATGATGGCGGAAGTCTTGGAAGTCTCCTCTGATGAGGAAAAGGAGGAAGGACCATGGTTGGTAGGCAAAGAAGGAGGTTACATGCAACAAATGTATGTAACAAAGAAGCAGTTTCATTGCACCCATGACTGGTATTATGACCAGCCTAGGGTAAGGATATGCCAAAGGTGTTTTCAGAAGAGTCCGAAGGGACAATATATTATTTGTGGCATATGCAAGGTCAAGGTATGCCATCAATGCACAGAATACTGCTATGGGATAACCATGAAGGGAAAGGAAGTTCAACCAGAAGAAGACTACAAGGAGCTTGCAAAATCCTTGTTAGCAGAAAATAAGAAGTTGAAACTGGAAAGGAAGTTATTACTGGAAGAATTAAATAATCAAATTCTGGAGAATACAAAGATCAAAAGAGAGTTGCCAGTTATAGAAGAAACAAGCTCAGAAGCAGCAATTGAAATTGATACGCTTCAAGAAGCCCTGGAAAGAGCTAATGAGCTAAATAAAGAAAAGGATGCCATGATACTAAAGTTAACTGAAAAATTAAAAGGGTTAGAGGAAGCATCCACTTCGGTTTTAATGGCACAAGAGGGTCAAGAAACAGTAATGCTCACAGCAAGGAAGGACCCAATGTACAGATTTGATGTACACGTAGAAGTAGATGGGATCAAAACCAAGTTGAAAGCACTACTGGATACAGGAGCCACCAAGTCCTGTATAAATGCAAAGTTTATTGATGAAAGATTCTTGACTGAAGCAAAGTTCATGGTAAACATCAACGGGGTCAATTCATCAACAAAGGTGACCAAGCAGCTAAAGGAGGCAAAACTATGGGTAAAAGATACATTCTTTACACTACCAATTACATATGTGGGAAATCTGGATCTAGGCAGAAATACTCAAATGATTATTGGCTGCAACTTCATACAATCACTCAGAGGAGCGGTAAGGTTGGAAGGGAGGTCAGTAACCTTCTACAAATTGATATCAACAGTAGAAGCAGATGAGTATATCCAAAAGATAGAGGAACAAGTACTCATTGTACAAGAACCAGCACCCTACATTGACAGACCCTTCATGACAAAGAATAGGAAGTTAATGGAGGAAATGAAGGAATTGGGTTATATCGGGGATGAACCATTAAAGCATTGGAACAACAATAAGATCAAATGCCATATCAGAATCAAGAATCCTGAGCTCACTATTCAGGACAAACCTCAGAAGATGGTAACACCTCAGATCAAGGAGCAAATGAAGAAGCATATGGATGAATTATTACTAAGAAGAGTAATCAGGCCTTCAACAAGCCGTCACAGAACCAATGCATTCATAGTTAATTCTGGAACATCCATAGACCCAATCACTATGAAGGAAGTCAAAGGAAAGCCAAGACTGGTATTCAACTATAAGAGGCTGAATGACAACACTGAAAAAGATCAATATTCTCTACCAGGAATCAACGCCTTGCTAAAATCAGTAGGTAATGCAAAAATTTATTCAAAATTTGATCTAAAGAGTGGCTTTCACCAGGTAGCTATGGAAGAAGAGTCCATAGAATGGACAGCATTTTGGGCTATCACAGGACTCTATGAATGGCTAGTCATGCCATTTGGATTAAAAAATGCACCTGCAATATTCCAGAGAAAAATGGACCTATGCTTTCAAGGTACGGAAAGTTTCATTGCAGTATATATTGATGATATCTTGATTTTCTCACAGAATGAAGAAGAGCATGCAGAGCATTTGTATAAAATGATGGAAATCTGTAAGAAGAACGGATTAATTCTCAGCCCAACAAAGATGAAGATCGGAGTTAAGGTAGTAGATTTTCTAGGAAGCACTGTTGGTGAAAATCACCTGGATTTACAACCACATATTGTGCAAAAGATAGTGGATTTTGATGAAGAAAAACTGAAGACAAAGAAAGGTCTCAAATCCTGGCTGGCAATTCTCAATTATGCCAGGGGACACATCAAAAACATGGGAAAAATCCTAGGTCCACTATACCCCAAAACTTCGGAAAAAGGGGAGAAAAGATTGAATTCTGAAGACTGGAAAATAATCAGAAAGATGAAGGAAGAAGTCAGAAGGTTGCCCAAAATGGCAATACCCCCAGAGGATGCATACATAGTCATAGAAACGGATGGCTCTATGAATGGATGGGGAGGAGTGTGTTATTGGAAGAAAAGCAAAGCTGATCCAAGAAGTACAGAGCAAGTTTGCCGCTATGCAAGTGGTAAATTCAACAAACCAAAATCAACTATTGAGGCAGAAATTTTTGGAGTGCTTAACAGTTTGGAAAAATTCAGGCTGTACTACATTGATAAGGCTGAAATCACAGTAAGAACTGACAGCAGTGCGATTGAAAAATTTTATAATAAAAGCACTGAGCACAAGCCTTCAGAAATCAGATGGATCAAGTTCATGGACTTTATATCTGGTGCAGGACCAGAAATCAAGTTTGAGCATATTAAGGGCAAGGACAATACATTGGCTGATTTATTATCAAGACTCAACAGGGCTCTTAAGGCGGAGGCTACCATAGAATTAGTAACCCTTGCTCAAGCCTTAAAGGAAATTGATTATGATCAAGACCACATTGCCTTTGAGAAGATTAAAAGGTATGCTGAAAACATAAAGTGGCCTTCTTATGAAAAAATTGAAATCTGTTGTATGACAGAAACAAATGAGCTGGCACCAAAATGTAATTGCGGACAACCTGCAGTTCTGAAGATCTCACAAACTTCAAAAAACCCAGGAAGGAGATTTTGGACATGTGAGCAACGAAAATGTCATGCATGGTGGTGGGATGACCACCTTGAGGACTATATTCATGCAAGGATAAAAATGAAGTTAGAAGATATACAAAAGGAACAAAATCCTTATGACTTTGAAGATTGGGATGATCTCCTGAAGGAAACCCAGGAAGAATACAAACTGGAAGACGCACTAGATCTTGATGACTTCATGAATGATGATCAGTGGCGAAGAGCGTAAGCAATGACGAAAGACAGGTGAAGAACGTCAGGGAAGACGTCAGAGCGCACCATGGGATGGCACTAACCCATGTGACTTGCTTTATGAGATGCCTCCACTAACCGGAAGATAGTGGATAGTAGTAGGTGTCTGCAGATCTACGAATCTGCTTTATGTCGGCAGATCTGCGAATCTGCTTTATATATATGTGTCTGCAGATCTGCGAATCTGCTTTATAAAAAGAGGCCTGCGTGCCCTCTAAAGCAACGGTAGTGATGCTGTATCACCAACCACTGCTTTGTATCTTTAGTCCAGAGCATCTTGTGCTTCGAGAACATTATTGGCGATGATGGGGCCCAATGCGCACCCGGCCATAATGCTCAGGCAAGCCAAGTCCTCTATATAAGGACACAATGTAGGCTCTTACAGGCATCGAGCACCACCCACTCTTATGCCTATTTGAGCTTCAGGCTTGAATAAAAGAATTTTCGACAATCTCTGATGTTCTCAAGTTTCTAAGTAGTTGCAATCGAGACGAACGAAGCTTGAGGAGCGAACGATCCGCGGTGAC